TAACAGCACCATCGCCAAGGATCTGGTCATGAACCGGACCCTCCGTGGTGGCAAGCAAGCCCAGTTCATCCACACTGGCCGTATCTCGGCTGGTTACCACACCCCCGGTGTGCCCATCCTGGGTTCCGGCAACCCTGCTGCTGCCGAGACCACCATCGCAATGGACGACCTGCTGGTCGCCAGTGCCTTCGTGGATGACCTCGATGAGGTGATGAGCCAGTATGACATCCGTGGCCCTATCGCCCGTCAAATCGGCCAGAGCCTGGCTGAGTTCTATGATCGTCGCATCTTCCGTGTGCTCGATCGTGCCTCCTCTGCCTCTGCTGCCGTGACCGGCGAGCCTGGTGGTTTCCAGATCAACCTGGGTGCCAACAAGGAGTATGATGCCCAAGCCCTGGTGGACGGCTTCTTTGAAGCTGCTGCCCGTCTTGACGAAGTGGCTGCTCCTAAGGATGGTCGTGTGGCCGTGCTGTCCCCCCGTCAGTATTACGCCCTGATCAGCCAGGTCGATACCAACATCCTGTACCGTGAGTACGGCAACAACCAGGGTTCCATGAACTCCGGTGATGGCCTGTATGAGATCGCTGGTATCAGCATCAAGAAGAGCAACAACATCCCCTTCCTGGGCAAGTATGGTTCCGCCTCTGGCGCCGCCATTGATGCTGCTGCTGTGACCGGCGAGAACAACTCCTACGGCATTGCTTCCAACTTCACCAACAGCTGTGGCCTGATCTTCCACCGTGACGCTGCTGGCGTTGTGGAAGCCATCGGTCCTTCGGTTCAGACCACGGGCGCCGATACCAAGGTGATTTATCAAGGCGACGTGATCGTGGGCCGTCTGGCCTACGGTGCTGGCGCTGTGCGCGTTGGCGTTGCTGGTGCTTTCCGCAACACCTGATAACCAACTCCTAATTAGGAACAAATTAGGCTTTCATTAGGACTCAGCCTATTAAGGGTTGGGTCCTTTTCTTTTAATAACCACCTGTCCGAACAATGACTACCCAACTCCAAGCCATTAACCAGATGTTGGTTGGCATCGGGCAGGCACCAGTGGTGTCGCTCGACATCGCTAACCCAGAGATTGCCACTGCACTGAGTATTCTTGATTCCATGAACCGAGAGGTCCAAGGAGAAGGATGGCACTTCAATACTGAGATCAATTACCCGTTCACACCCGCTGCGAATGGTGAGATCACAGTACCATCCAATGTCCTTCAGATCTCGGACAACAAGAACAGCAACGTGCAAGCATACCAGACCGTCTTGCGTGGTGGCAAACTCTACGATAAAATTGCTCATAGTTTCATCTTCCCTACCGCCAATCCACTCCTATGCGACGTGGTGTGGTTGTTTGACTTTGAGGATCTTCCCCAGGTCTTCCAAGACTATGTTACCCAGAAGGCTGCTAGGACCTTTGCTGGCAGTGTGGTAGGATCCAAGGAGATGTTCCAATTCAACCAAGTGGATGAGGCCCTGCTCAGAGCCAACTGCCTTGCTTATGACACTGACACCTCTGCTGTGAACATCTTTGGTGTTGAAAGTGGTCAGAATTACTATGTCTCCTACACTCCGTTCCGTACGATTGCACGATAATGGCTGCCATCTCTCAGAAAATTCCTAACCTGATCGGTGGTGTTTCCCAACAACCCGACTCAATCAAATACAGCAACCAGCTTCGTGTCTGCGATAACTACTATCCTGATACTGCATCTGGTTTGCTGAAGCGTCCTGGTCTTGGTGGTGTTGCTGCTCTTCCTAATGTGGTAGCAGATGGCACATGGTTCATGGTGTTCCGTGATGACAGTGAGCGGTATGCCATTCAGTTCAGCAAAGCAGGTGCTTTGAAGATATGGAGTGCAAACAATGGTATTCAACAAACAGTGAATGCTGTTGCTGCTGAATCCACAACGTATGCAACCCACACCGACTCAGCCGATCTTGCGATCCTTCAAGTCAACGATTACATCTTTGTTTTGAACCGCAATGTGGCGGTAGCGCAAGGTGCCACCACCAGTGCTGCTCAGACACCTTATGCGTTTGTCACTATTGACACCATTGCGTATTCTTCAACGTACATCATCACGTTGAATGGAACTGTGTTTTCGTATGCTACTCCCACCAGCGGTGCTACTCAACTCAACGTGTCTGACATTGTTACTGGGTTGGCTGCTAGCATCAATGGCAATGCCAACTGGGTAGCCACAACCGTTGGCAATACCATCCACATCCGTCGTAACACCAACGTTGATTTCACCATTGAAGCAAAGGGTGGCAGCACAGGTACAGCCATCAATGCCTACAAAGGTGTTGTAACTTCGGTTGCTAATCTTCCCCCTCAATTCTTGAATAATGTAAAGATTGAGGTTGGTGGATCTGGTTCCAATGGTGAAGATGATTATTGGGTGATCTTCAAAACTGCTGATGGCAGTGCTGCTGGTATTGGTCATTGGGAGGAAACCATTGCACCTGGCATTACCTTGGGACTGAATGAGGAGACCATGCCTCATGTCATCATCAGGGAAGCCAATGGAACCTTCACCTACCGTAAACTTGATGAAGCATCAGCCATTGCTAGTGCTGGTACGTCTGTGGTGACTGGTATTCCTACTGCTGTTAGCATTACCTCCGCAACAAGCGGTGGTCATGTGGTAGGGGAAGAGATGGCAGTGACTGGTGGTGCTGGTAAGAACTTACGCCTTACTGTTGAGAAGGTGAAGTCTGTTACTGTTACCAATAGTTATGCTGCCAATAGTAGCAGCTATGTTAGGCAAGTTGTAACTACAACTACTAATTATGGAGCTAGGTATGCTCCTGTAACCACAGTAACTACAACCACCTATTATTGGTATCTTGCTGGTGTTCAAATTGGTATTACCAGTATTCCCCAACTTGTTCAGGGTGATACTACCTATGTTCAAAACGGAGCATTCCAGAGCATCAGTAATGAAACCCGTGCTGGCATCACACAGATCCAACAAACAACAGGGGTGATTGATGCGATCAGTATCCTCCAGGCAGGTCAGGGGTATGCCGCAACCAACGTGGTAACAAACACCTTGGGTGATACCTTCACAATCACCAGTGTGAACACACAGAACCTTGAGGGTGATGCTGCTCGTTTGAACTACTGGAAGCCCCGTACTGTTGGTGATACGATCACAGCACCGATGCCTTCCTTTGTTGGAAGATCCATTGATGGTATCTCCTTTTACAAGAACAGACTGGTACTCATGTCTCGTGAAAATGTCATCTGCTCACAGGCAGGAGACTACTTCAGTTTCTTCACGAGCACGGCTATCACCATTGTTGCTAGCGATCCTGTTGATCTTAGTGCCAGCAGCCTAAGGCCTATCCGTCTGAAACATGCCATCCCAGCACCCACAGGTCTTGTTCTGTTTGGTGACAATGCACAGTACTTCCTGACAACCACAACGGAAGCCTTTGCTCCAAACACAGCTGAGATCAACCTACTGTCATCCTACAATCAAACGGATACGATTGCTCCGGTTGATATTGGTCCTAGTTTCCTCTTCATTGAAGAAGGTTCCAAGAGCACTACCGTGTTTGAGATGGACATTGGTGATAACATTGGTGGTAAGCCAAGGGTGTCTGAACTGACACGGTTTCTTCCTACCTATGTCCCAGCTGCTATTTCTAACCTGAAGGTATCGCAGTCTGCGGGAACGGTTGCAATGAGTAGCAAACAGAATACCAGCTCCTTGTATCTTTATCGCTTTCTTCAGGTAGGAGATACCCGAGTATCTTCTTGGTTCAAATGGAATCTTCCAGGAACCATTGAATACTTTGACTTTTATCAGGACATCATGTTTGTCATTACCAAGCATGGTAGCAACTATGTCCTGAGTCGGATGTCTCTGCTAACGGAAACACCTAATCAATCTCTTCTTTTTGAAGGTGATTATCTGGATGTGAGGCTGGATCTCTTTGACTACAAACCAACCCTTACTTATGATTCAGCTGCTGATTTGACTCATGTGTGCTTCAAGGATGGTTTCCAAGACACCACCCTTCAGCCCGTCCTGATGTTCCTTGATCCAAAGATTGCGGGATACTTTGAAGAACAAACCCTTCAGGTGGATCTTGCACAGCCCGTGGGTCAACGGTACTTCTTGACTGCTGATGGTAATCAAACAACAAGCAAGTTTGCCATTGGCTACAAGTACGAGGCCCTTGCCCAGTTGCCTGCCTTTTATTTCATTAAGGAAGAAGGCAAGAAGGATACCATCAACATCCCTAGGGTTTCTCGCATCACTGTGAATAGCTACAACTCTGGTCCGTATCGGGCAGTGGTAAGGGCAGAAGGAAGAGATGAGTTCTCTTTGGAACTTCCTCAGATCAATGCTAACTACTACCTGGCCAACAACATTCCAATCATTCGTAATGCTCAAAGTACGGTCCCTGTCCTAGCGAAAGGAAACCAGTTTGAGTTTGAACTGATTGCTGACAGCCCCTTCCCAACAGCCTTCACAACACTTGAATGGGAAGGAACCTACAATACCAAAGGCGTCAAAGCTATCTGAGTTCATGCGTATTTGCAAGAAACTGATTAACAAGGCAGGTCACCTGGATGCAATCTGGGTGGCCAACAACCTTCAAGAAGAGGACAGACAGGAACTGCTTGGTCTTGGTCATACCGACCTTCCCCATGCGGTAACGATGTCTGTCCTCCTTTCAGACCATCCTGTGACCTTCTGGAACCCCGATGGTATGATTTGCGGGGTAGCGGGGGTATCCAGAACAGATGCCCATTGCGGAGCCATTTGGATGCTTACCACGCCCTATGTCCGTTCCTACCCCAAACTATTTCTTTCGAAGGCCCGCAAATGGGTGGCCTCACAGACAGAGTATGAGATGCTTCATAACATCGCTGACCCTCGGAACAAGATGCACATGAAGTTGCTTCACATCCTTGGGTTCAAGCGATTGTCTTATGTGGTGACTCCTACCAATCTTACCTATGTCCAATTCGCTAAGTTAACTAATCATGTGTGACGCTATCTCCTTAGGTGTTGCTAGCTTTGCGATGGGGGCAATAAGCAGTATTGCTGGCTACCAATCTCAAAGCCAGGCAGCTGCTGCCTCCGAGCAGGCTTACCAGCAACAACGTGATCTGAACCAACAGGCTGCTAACAGGGCCTACCAACAGCAACAACTGAAGTTCAAAGGAGAGTTTGATCAGGCCACCCAGAAGGCCGAGGAACTACTCACCAAACGCCTCCAGGCCCAAGGCAACATCATGGCCTCAGGACGCACAGGACAGAGCGTTGGTGCCTTGCTTACCGATGCCCAACGTACCGAAGGTCGTGATCTTGGTACTCTTGGATTGAACCTTGCCTATGCCCAACAGGACTATGGGTTTGGGATGGAGAACATCTTCCAACAACAACAAATAGGCAACGTGTCTGCCGCTTCCCAACGCCTTGCAACTCCTAGTGTTGGTGGTCTGATCCTTGGCATTGGTGAGGCTGGGTTGGCTGGTGCTAATACTTACATGAGTTTGAAAGCTCCAAAAGGACTTAATCCAACACCACCACCACCGACCCCGCCTCCTTCTGACAAAAAATCTGGTAAGTAGTCATGGCTAGTATTTATGAATCCACAGGTCCACAGATTGTCCTAGCTGGTCCTGGGACAGCACCTAGCTTTCAACCAGGCCAAGCATTTGATCCTTCACGGCAAATGCTCCAGCAGTCGGAGCAAGACCTGAGGGCGTTTTCAGAGTTCAGTCAAACACTGACATCTTTCCTTACCGACAGGGCAAAGGAACGTAATGAAAACGAGAAAAACCTAGGCATTGCCGATATTGTTAATGGACGCAAAGTTCCATCCCAACAACAACTAACTACCTACAACACAGACAAGACACTGCTTCAAACAGCCAACAGCGCAAACCAAGAAGTCGTTGCTGCGGTCGGTGCAACCAATCCAAGTCTTGCTGAAGACTTGTACCAAGATGCTCCAGCAGCTACTGGATGGCGGGCTTATGGTCAAGCCATCGGTATTGCTAGGAAAGGTGCTAGCGGTCTTGAAGCGTTCATGTCGGACTTCTTAGCTCGTACGGATTCAATCATTCCTGGTCCCGATGGAAAGCTATTTGCCCCAGCCAGATCACGCACTCGTGCTGATCTTGAAGCCAGTTGGGAAGTAGGAATCACCGAGTACACAAAAAGGGCTGGATTGGGTAATGTTAACCCAATGATTGTTGCAGCCGAGGTGGCTCCTATTGCTATGCGTACTCGCAGCGAGATGCTGGGAATGCAGATGCAACAAATCATCACCACACGAGAAGCCAACGAACGGGAAGACCTTAGGGGAAGTTTGTCACAGCAAACCGCTCTTATGAAAGATCCTGCTGCAATGAGTCGTGTTGTGTTTGATATGAATGATAAGTTGGTTGGTTTGAATAGGGGAAACCGAGGCAAAGCCAATACAGAAACAAACGAGATGATGGAGACGTTTCTCCGTACCGTCAACGATAGTGATCCTGCCTTGGCTGGACAACTTCTCAAAAATTACAAGGCAACCCTTCTTAATCCTGGCAGCCCCGAGCTTGGCACCTACGGTCAACGCTTCAACCTAAAGGAAATGTCTGATCTGATTGTAACCACAAAAAATCAAGCAGATCAAGATGTTACGGATGGTTACAAAAAGGAAGCCGAAAGTATTGTTCAAGGTTTCTACAACAATAGGAATCCAGGAAATTATCGGGAAGCTCTCAGGTTGCTGAAAGACATCCCACAAACACCTGATGTTCGTAGGATTCAACAGGAGTTTGTTGACAGTGGTCCTGATTACGATCCACAGCGAGCAGATGATCTTGGAAAGGCTGCTGCAACATTGGCAGAGCTGGAAGCCATGCAAAAGCAAGGGGTCATTTCAACTGAAATTTTCAAGCGCGAGTCCAACCGGTTTGCTGATGAAGCCGCAGCCAAAGAGTTGCTGCCATCTGATGCTGCCATCAAAGGTAAGGCCAAAGACTTCCTTAGGCAAGAAGGTGGGACAGAACTTGGAAAAGTTCCTGAATACTTTGATAGTGCCAGTGGGCTTGCTGCTGAAAGCATGGCCAACATTGCCAAACAAAGTGTGCTTGCCGACATTGCAAGTGGAAAAATTGACAAAAACTCTCCTAACCTAGGTTCTTTGGTAAGCAAACGCCTTGAAGATTATCTTCAAGAATTGGCCCCTGGTTACATATCAGGAAAAGGAAAGGATGCCAAGATTCTTCCAGCTTCCAAAAATCCTAACATCAAAGGAGCCATCGTTGGGCCAGCTGCTGGTAAGGCAGCAAGCACGAACGGTCGTGACTTGGTGAATCTGGTTCAGTCCAGGGTGCCTCGTGTGACCTCTGCTGTCAAGGATACGAGCATTGATCCAGAGCGGTGGGACGTTGCCTATGAAAGTCTTAGCGCAGGAACCAAGGCTCCTTCTGACGTTGTGTTCCATGCCCAAACAGCTGGTGTGTCTGTCCCCGAGTTTCTTCGTAGGCAGGCTCCTAAGCTTGGCAGGACGTATGATGCCAATGCAGTTGCAAGCGGCAACAAGGTGTATCAAGCAAACAAAGCTACTAGTCCTAGGCTTGCTGAGCTGATTGCTAATCCACGGACCACGTCCCGGATGCGTGAACAGTATCAGATTGAACTTCAACGTCTGAGGGTACAACCACCACAACCAACACCAACCTGGCTTCAAGGCTTATCTAGATTCAAACCACAGGTCAGCTCAATTGAATTTGAATCTCCAAGCGGTCAGCCAGGGTTAGATGTTTTCTTTGAGAACAAACAATTCCCTGCTGTTCTTCCTGGCAAAGTCAAAGACATTAGGTATGAAGGTGGTTATGGTAATCTTGTTGTTATTGAATCTATTGATCCAGACACAGGTGAAAGTGTTGATGTTCTGTATGGACACTTGGCTTCCAGAACACCCCTAAGGATTGGTCAAACTGTCACGGCTGGTCAATTAGTAGGCACCCAAGGTGGTACTGGAAATGTTCAGTCTGCGGACGGAACCATTGCTAGTATTGATTTCTTGGCACCAGCCCCAGCAGGAAGTGGTAGCATGAAACCTTATCGTAATTTCGATAAGCTTCGGCGTCGCATTGCCAGAGAATTGAAAAAGTAAGGAAGCTTATCTTGCGGGACAAGCTTCCCCATAACAACCACGTCAACATCTCTCTGCGGAGAACCCTAACACATCATGAACAGTTACCCGGCTATTGACCTTGAAAAGCTTAAGAAGCTTAACAAGCAATCAGAACAAAAAGCAGTTCAACAGCAACAGGCTACGGTACAACAAACCAAAGTCAAACAGCAACAACAACAGGTTGCTAAGACCAAAGCCAAGCAGGTAGAAGAACAGAAGTTCAACAAAACTCTTGTTAGTCCTCTCGCTCCAAAACCAAAGCCGCCAGGTGAGTTGGATAGTGTTGGTAAGTTCCTTGAAGAAAAGATTGGGATTCCTGCTGCTGACTTTTTTGACAACGTTACTGGCGATCAAAAAACACCAGACCAGATTGCCCAGGAACGTAAGCAACAACGGGCCACCAGTCAGCAAAAACTACAAAGAACGGAAAAAGCCCTTGAAGAGGTATCTTATTCCAACCCTGTAAGTGCTGCTGCAACTGAAACCATTCGTGCTGGTATCGGTGCTGTTGTGAAGCCTGTTGAGGCTGTGATTGATAAAAGCTATCAATTTTACCTTAACAACACAGTCAACAAAGGGAAGTCTCCAGCAGATGAAACCTATCAGCGGTCATACACCGAGCTAACAAAAGCCCCCCGCACCGAAGTTGCTCAGGCAGGAGAGAAGCTACTCTCCTTCTTCCTGCTTGCTCGTTCCCTCCGTGGTATTCCTGGTGCTAAGCTTGGCACATCACCAATGCCAGCAGGCCTTAAGGGTGTTGGGTTTGCTGCTGCTAAGGGCAAGCGCATCCTGACGGAAGGTCTTGTGCCTAGTGCCATCGCTGACTTCTTCCTGACCGATGCCAAGGATGGTAACTTTTCAGAGGTTATCAAGGGTATGGTTCCAGAAGAGCTTCAAAAGTCTTGGATGTTTGCACTGGCAACTGATCAGAAAAAAGGAGACCCTATTCTCAATGCTGTCAAAAGCGTAGGAGAAGGTGGTCCTCTTAATGTTGTTGGCAATGTGGTGCTTCCTGCGCTCACAACGGCTTATCGGTTTGCCCGGAGCCTACTGGCTAAGGGCTACGACAAGGACCAAGTTGTTCGTGAAGCTATTGAGGTTCTTACAACCGAATCAGACAAGAACTTAAAAAAAGTAGCAAAAGCTTCTAGCAAAGAAACGTCTGATATGATTGGAGTGAAGACCCAAGAGCTTAATGACCTCGAAGTTAAGACACAAGAACTGGAAGCACGACGTGACACGACTGCTGACCCAGAGCAAGTTGAACAGCTTGAACTTGATCTGGATGATTTGAAGCAGCAGCAGACTGATCTTCGTGTTGATATTGATAATGCCCTTGATCCAAATACCCAAAAGGAGTATTTTGAAAATACAGGGACAATCAAGGCTGATGATATCAATACCATTGGTGTCAATCAAATCAATCTTGAAGAAGGATTCACAGGAGTTGGCAAGGTATCCATCCATGGCAATGCCGGAGAGGTGCTTACTGAGTCTGCTGTGAAACAGATGAACATGACAGATGGGGTCCGTAAACGCCTCAAGAAGATTGAACAGCAGATTGATATTAGGGCAATTGCAAAGGAAAGTGGAAAGACTTATGGTGAGGTGTTGGCAAACATTTACCGCATCAATAAGGATTTCATGGATTCCCTGAAGACCTACGAGCAGGTGTTCACAGCCGACGAAAGTGGTCTGATGAAAAAACTGCTCAGTGAGGCAGGGGAAACCGTAACACTCAGCAAAACAGGAACAGTAGGTGTCACAGCCGAAACTCTGGGTGCTGCCAAGATCACCATTGCTAGCTTTGCCAATGACCTTTATCGGCTGTCCAAGATAGCGGAACAGGCCGACACGGCTCAAATTGCTGGTGCTGATTACTACGAAAGGGTAGCTGATCGCTTGTTTGGTCTGCTGGAACTGTACAAAGAAAGCACACAATTCTTTGGTGGATCTTTGGGTGCTCTTAGGGTCCGTGCCTTGCAAAATCTTGATGACCGAGAAATTGCTCAAATTGTCAAGGACTTTGAAGTTGATGACAACGACACAGCCCTGACGATCTTTGCTATGAAGAAGCTGGTCAAAGAGGCCAAGGATGCCTATCGTCGGGGGGATGCCCAAGGATTGGAGGCTATGCGTCGTCTGACCAGAGCCCTTCAGCTGAGTGGTGGTGACCCATCCAAAACCCTAAGCTTCACTCGCACAGCCCTGAGCAACCTAGGGGAAGTTGCTGCTCGTAACTTCTACAACTCCATTCTTTCTGGTGTTAAAACCATTTTCAGGAATGGTAGTGTTGTGTATGGTCTCATTGAACGTCCCACAAGCATCATTGTTGGTGGTGCCTTGAACCTGGATCCTGCTCAAATGAGAGCTGGATTAGCTGGTTACCAGTCTATCCTTGGCAGTGCTGGGGAAGCGTGGAAGGTAGCTCATAGGACAATTCAAACTGGTGTTCCAGCGAACCAATCCATCAACCAATTCGTTCGCCGTTCGGAAACAAAGAATGCCCTTGATACTCTGGAGCAGGTGGCTGCTAACAAACCAGAACAGATTGCTGTTAAATTCTTGAAATGGCATTATGCCGTCTCAGATTACTTTGATTTTCCTGAAAAGCTGATGATGGGGATGGATGATTATTTCAAAACCATCCTTGTGCGTCAACGTATTGATGAGAAGGCTACATTAGAAGCAATGGAATCTGGTATCTATGATCCTAAAAAGTTCATGGAACTGAAGATGACAAAGTATGCTAATGTGATGGATCCTCAAACAGGAACAATCAAATCCAATGCCTTCAAAGAGTACGCCGAGATTGGCACATTCCAAAGCAATCCAGGAGCAGTAGCTAACTACATTTCTGGAGCCATCTCTGCTATTCCTGGAGGAACGTGGATGGTGCCTTTCATCAGGACTCCTGCCAACATCCTTACCTACCAACTTGAGCATCTTCCTGTTGTTCGCTCTTTCTCTAAGAATTACAGAGCAGCAAAAGATGGTGGTGATGAGTTGCTGTTAGCAGAAATGAATGGACGGCAAGCAATCGGTGTTATGGCCGTTACGGCATCTGCCTACATGGCAGCCAACAACCTGATCACAGGCGACATGCCTGATCCAAGAAAAGAACCCTCCGAATATCAACGGTGGAAGGATCTTAACATTAAGCCACGGTCCTTGAACTTTCCTGGATTCCAAGTTTCTTATGGCATGGTTGAGCCATTGTCCAACATCATTGCCGCTTCGGCTAACATCGCAAGGGTCATGGGAACCTATGGGATGTCAGAAGATTTTGGTGAAAAACTCACAACCGCATTGGCCATTACCATTGCTGGTAGTTTCACCGAAAAAAGCTACTTCCAAGGCCTTGCTAACCTTGCGGAAGTTTTCAATCCTGAAACTTGGACTTCTGCTGGAGCAACCAAAGCTGCATTGAACGCTGTTAATAACCAGCTGCCTATTTCTGGATTCCGTAGGGGTGTTGCTAATACCTTTGATGGTAACATGCGTGAGTATTCAAATGAGTATGATCGTATGTTTCAAAATGCTCTTCCCTTTTATCGGAACTTTGCCCCTGCCATGATTAGCATCAGGGATGGTAAGCCCCTGAAGAACCCTAATGGTAACATTTGGAATGCTAACGTTCCGTTTGAAATTGGTGTTCCAGGAGAAGATAAGGTAGCAGACATGCTGGCTGAAATTGAATTCAAGTGGGGCGACCGTCTCGACAAGTTCAAAAACATTCCACTCACAAGAGATCAAAAGGCAATTGTTCGCAAAGCCATGTTTGATTTCAAAGTGTGGGATAGGTTGAAAGACGAGATGAAGTTGCCGTATTTCAAGGACGATCTTAAGGAATGGAATTCCCGCCATTTGGGTAAGGACAAGGAATACTTCAAAGCAGTCCGTCCTAGGGTGTACGATAACGTTCAGGAAATTTGGAATGATGCGGAAGACTATGCGTTCAAGGTTCTTCAAGAAACGGATGCATCATTTGAAGCTGAAAGCCTAAGACTGGATAAAAAAGAGTATCAAATCAAAACCAAAGGAAATTACAGCCCTGATGCTGCACTAACCAATCCGTCCAAGATTGGTATGACGGAAGAGGAATCCAAACGGTTGGATGCAATTCTTAAGTTCTAACATTCTTTTGTATTAGCTATGGCAACCACACAGAATAACTACACGGGAAACGGCAGTAACAAGCTGTTTTCAATCACCTTCCCATATCTCGATACCGCTGACATTGATGTGTACCTTAATGGCACTCTTCAGACGGTCACAACTCAATACACATTTGCCAACGCTACTACCATTGAATTTGTTGCGGCTCCTGCTAATGGTGCTGCTGTTCGGATTGATCGTAGCACCGATGACAGTGCTCTTGCTGCAACGTTCTTTCCTGGCTCTTCCATTAAGGCAGCTGATCTGAATGCTGACTTTGACCAGACATTGTATGTGGTCCAAGAGATCAATAACAAGGCAGTTAAGCTTGATGATCCGTTGTATGTTAACAAGACGTACATCGACAATGCTGATGCCCTGAAGGTTACTAAGGCCGGTGATAGTATGTCTGGTCCCCTAGCAATGGGCACCAACAAGATCACTGGTCTTGGTAATCCAACCAATGCCCAGGACGCAGCAACAAAGACATACGTTGACGCAGCAGACGCGCTGAAGGTTGCTAAGGCTGGGGACACCATGTCTGGCAACCTTGCCATGGGTGGGTTCAAAATCACTGGTCTTGGTGCTCCTGCCGCTAGTGCTGATTCCGCTACCAAGGGCTATGTGGATGGGTACATCAATACCGCCTACCTTGGTCCCTATGCAACAGATCCCACGACTCGTGCAGGAGGTGCTGCACTTCAAATTGGTGACATCTATTTCAATACTTCTGCAAATAGCTTGAAATTCTGGACAGGCACTGTTTGGATTATTTCAGCTATTGGCAGTATTTTTCGTTGGAGAAAAACTGCCACTGCTGGAGCTACTACTTTTACTGGCACGGATGATCTGAGTGTCACTTTAAGTTACATTGCAGGTAATGAGCAAGTTTACATAAATGGTGCTCTTCAAACTAGGGGTGTTGATTATGTAGCGTCAACCGGTTCTAGTGTTGTTTTTACTGTAGGATTACTTGCCAATGATCTTGTAGAAGTTCACGCAATCAATGGATACACATCACTAGCAATCACTCCTGGATCTATTTATGATTCAATGATTGCTCCTTCTGCTAACATTGTTGATACCAAACTTGCCACCATCGCTACGGCAGGCAAGGTCAGCAATAGTGCAACTACTGCAACCAATGCTAACACTGCATCGGCAATAGTTGCCAGGGATGCAAGTGGTAACTTCAGTGCTGGAACAATTACGGCAGCACTAACAGGCACAGCATCCGGCAACCTAGTGAGCGGTGGAGCACTCGGCACACCATCTAGTGGCACGCTAACTAACTGCACATTCCCAACACTCAACCAAAACACTACTGGAAACGCAGCCACCGTTACCACCAACGCTAACCTAACCGGTGATGTTACCAGTGTGGGCAATGCAACTGCTATTGCTGCTGGGGTAATTGTTGATGCAGACGTGAATGCAAGTGCGGCAATTGTTGACACCAAATTGGCGACCATCGCAACAGCAGGTAAGGTCAGTAACTCAGCCACCACAGCCGCCAGCGCCAATACGGCAAACGCGATTGTGTCCAGGGATGCGTCTGGTAACTTCACCGCAGGCACCATCACCGCTGCGTTGACTGGAGCGGCATCCAGCAATGTGCTGAAGGCGGGTGACACCATGACCGGCGTCTTAGCCGTCACCGCAGGCACCGCAGCACTGCCAGGTATTGCTGTATCAGGCGACACCAATACCGGCATCTACAGCCCTGGTGCTGATCAGGTAGCCATCAGCACTGGCGGCACTGGGCGGGTGGTTGTGGATGCAAGTGGCAGGACTCTAGTTGGCGTATCGGCAAATGCCAACGGCGGCATCCTGCAACTCAGCAGCGGCATCACCTTCCCCGCAACTGCCGTAGCAGCAAGTGATGTTAATACGCTGGATGATTACGAGGAAGGAACCTGGACGCCAACAGACAGTAGTGGGGCCGGATTATCTTTTACCGTTGCAAGCTGTAGATACACAAAAATAGGCAGAGCAGTTGCCATTCAAGGAATTATTACTTACCCGGCAACGGCAAACACAAATAATGCTCAGTTTACTTCGTTTCCATTTGCTGCCGCTGACAACATTGTATTGTCTGTTATTTATAGCGATGCGCCTGTTGCTAGTTTTACTTATTTGAGTAGCAATACTACAAATTCGTTTTTATTGACTCCCGGTTTTAATGTAACGAATGCAACCATGAGCGGTAAATTTTTCACATTTGCTGGCGTTTACGCAATTTAATTAAATAGCCCGCAACGGCTCAAAACTAAGCCCATTAAACCTGTTCCTGCCAGTCGGCAGTTCCTAAAATGGCTTCATTCACAGAGCGTCATGAGCATCAGCTAGAAATCGTCCCGCCTTATTTCGTCATCCAATGCCGTCGTGCTGACATCATTGAAAAAGATGGCGCTGAAGTAGGCAAGACCTATCACCGCCACACCCGCGCTCCTGGTGATGACGTAAGCGACGACTGCGCCGAGCTGCAAGCCGTTGCTGCTGCATTGTGGACACCTGAGGTGATCGCTGCTTATGAGGCATCAAAGGCTCCAGTGGCCAGCAAGCAAGCGTAGTCAGCGCCACTACCCATCACCACACCACTATGACAAAACCACGCGACCTAGCCACCCTTGGTGGTGGCTTTACTCAATCCGGCACAGGCGCGATCCAGCGTACTGTTGAGAACAAATTAAAAGATACCGTTTCAGTTAAAGATTTTGGAGCAGCGGGGGACGGCGTAACTAATGACACTGATGCGTTTGCCGCTGCATCAGCGCGTATTAACGCTCTTGGAGGAGGAGTTCTTGTTATTCCCCCAGGAACTTACATCATTGGCAAGCAGACACTTGCAGGTGCATTTGGACTTGGCTATGCGTATGCTGCATCTACAATACTTTCCTTTAGTGGATGCACAAAACCAGTTTCAGTGCTTGGGTGTGGCGCAATTCTCAAGTTTGCAAGTGGACTAAAGTTTGGATCTTTCAACCCAGTAACAGGAGCAGTTCATTCTCCTACTCTGCCCTTCACTAATGCTGATTATGCAGCATCAGTTGGAAATGCTATTGCATTTACTAACTGTGTTTCTGTAACAGTTGAAGATTTAGAGATTGACGGCAACATTGCAAACCTTACCCTTGGTGGATTGTGGGGCGACACAGGTAGGCAACTTCCGGCTTATGGACTTTACGCATACGGTAACAAAAACTTCCACGCCAAGAACATTTACACCCATCATCACGGATTGGATGGAGTAGTAATTGGCTATGCAGGGTTGACAGAGACTTCTGATTGCTACCCGCATGTCCTTGCTAACGTTAGGTCTGAGTACAACGCAAGGCAGGGCCTTTCCTGGGTGGGAGGTTCATCCTTGACTGCTATTGGGTGTGCGTTTAACTACACAGGCCGTAGCACATTTAACAGTGCGCCAGGTGCCGGTTTGGACATTGAAGCCGAAAGCAGCGTATGCCGAAATGGCTTGTTTTTGAATTGTGAATTCAAAGATAACGTAGGCTTAGGCGTAGTTGCTGACAGTGGAGATTCTGCTAATGTTACTTTCATTAACTGCAAAGTTGTTGGCACCACAAACTATGCAACTTGGACAATAAAGCCAAGGTTTGTATTTGAAGATTGCTTAATTGCTGGAACCATTGTCAATCCTTATGGAAGTGCAACCGATCCTGCATCTGCTACTAAATACATTCGTTGCACAGTCACTGACGAGGCAAGCTTTGGTGGAGCCCCTTACGGCAATTATCTAATTGATACTGGAGGTGCCGTTAATGCGTTTTTTGACAGCTGTCGCGTAGTGTCAACTCGTTCTAGATTATGTTACGGAAATAACGGCATCTTCCGAAACTGCCAAATGACCATTACAGCTGGTACTGGATTTGTGCCCAACCAAGGGGAGGCAGCTGTGCTTGGGAACGCGACGTTAATTGATAATACGTTTATTGAAAATATCACGACAAACCCTCCTGCTAATGCCTACTTTGTTTATGCCCCTTCTGCTAAATGTTTTGGTCGTAATCTTGTAACTTCGCCTAACTCAAAGCTCTACTGGAACTCTTGGTCTATCGGGGCTGGTGCATACAGTGGGTACAAGGGTGTTTCCCCAAATGATGAAACCATCCAAACTTATTTAACGCTATTCAAAGGATTAAGAGGAGATCCGTACTATGGCGTAATTTATATTGGTGCAGATACAGCGGCACCGACAACGGGAACGTGGAGAAAAGGAGATCGCGTTCTTAACAATGAACCAGCAGTGGGCAGTCCTAAGGGTTGGATTTGCACTGTTGCTGGTACTCCTGGCACTTGGGTGTCAGAAGGAAACCTCTAACTTCACTATCATGGCACTCAAAAAAACTACGACCACAGTTCAAGGATTTATCGCTACCGATGCCTACCATCGAGTAGAGGGAGTCTCTCTTGTTGGGAAAGATAAGATAACCTTTCAGGTTCGGTCCTACAAAGAACTGGGTCTTCCTTCTTTTTCCGACACTTTTTATCAGTCTGGCCTGAGTCTTGATGGTCCCAACCCCATTCAGCAGGCTTACCTTTATCTCAAGACCCTTCCTGAGTTCTCCGACGCGACCGATTGCTGATGGCTGTTAAGAGCAAGATCGGGACTGGCGCCGTTACCCATCGTGCTGGTCCCCCCAAACGTACCAAACAAGGCCAGGGCAAGCGCAGTCTTGCCAATCATGGTCGCAAACAACTACGAGGACAGGGCAAGTGAAAAAGGCTAACGCTAAGGTTGGCAAGGTGATGAAGGAGTTCAAAGGTGGCTCTCTTCATTCTGGTTCCAAGAAAGGTCCTATGGTGACCTCACGCAAGCAGGCAATCGCCATTGCGATGTCCGAACAAGCAAAAGCAAACAAAGGTAAGAAAAAATGATTACCATCTTCGGTCTGAAGGTTACCTACGAGGTGGCCTTTTTCTTCTGTCTCTTCATTGGGTCTGAGATCATTGGTCTTAACCCCAAGCTGAAAGACAACTCCGTGCTTGGATTGGTGTTTCGGGTAGCCAACTACCTGAAGCCATTCCGCAAGGAGGATGACACCATTCAAAAAGCAAAGAACATTCTCAAGTGACCATTCTTTTTGCTGATGCCTCCAAGTATGACAAGGGTGAACCCCAGCAGCTTGAGGCTTGGGCCTACTTACAGAAGGCAGTAAGCCCTGAGATCATCCAAACCTTTGGTGAAATCTTCCGTAAGGTGCCTCCTGGGCCTCCTAAGCTGAAACCCACGTCTCCTTTTGGTCAGAATATCACCCCTAACTTCACTTATGGTGAGCTTACCCTCTGTGAGGAGGCCCGTAGGTTTCGGAATCAGGGCCAATGTGACATTGCAACAGAGATTTGTGAGTTTCTGGAGCGAGCACGGAACAAGTTTGGCCCTTTGAAGATCACTTCTGGTCATCGTCCTGCTGCGGTTAACGCTGCGGTAGGTGGTGCCTCGAACAGCGAGCACCTTTTTGGTGTTGGTTGTGGTGCGGTGGATGCCTACCCCATCAATACCAGCTGTGCGGAGTTCGAGAAGTGGTGTGACAAGGAATGGCCCTTCAGCGTAGGCTATGGGGCCTCGTATCGGGGCTTTGTTCACATCGGTATTCGTGCCGGACGTCCCAAAATTCGTTGGGACTACTAACAAAACAAAGGATTACTACTCATGGCAAGCATTACTACCGGAGGCAGCACATCTGCCGGATCTTACCAGACCAATTCTGGTATGACTGCGTTTGAGGCTGGAACAGCTCGCACCATTACGCTTGGAGCAACCAGCGTTAACCTAGCACTTACCACAACGTGTCGTTTCATTTCCATCATTGCTACTGGTGGGACACATTGTCACTATCAGATTGGTGTTGGGGCTCAAACTGCAACCTCGTCTTCACATTATTTGAAGACAGGAGAACGTGTTATTCTTGCTGTTCCTATGGAAGCCAACATCGCTGCCATTCAAGGAACAGGAGCCAGCACTACTTTGTACATCTCGGAGCTGTTGCAGTAATGGCACGAGCAACTGAGGAGGACTTCAGTGAACTCCACGGGCTCGTCACTACCGAACTTATCGCCCGTATCAAAAGTGGTGAAGCAACTACCCAAGACCTCAAGGCAGCAGCAGACTGGCTTGCTAAGAACAACATCACAGGTGTCCCCGTCATTGGATCACCTTTGGCATCGTTGTTTGCAAGTATGCCAGAACTTGAACTTGAAGACGTTCAATCCGCAATCCGGTGACATGGATAGCACAGTACGCAACGCCATTGCCACTGCTGCACTTGGTTTGTTTGGTTGGCATTTGGTTACCCTTCATAACATTGCAAAGTCTGTTGATGTTCTTGTGGAACAGATGACAGTCAGTAACAATCGTATTGAACGCCTTGAGAACTTTGTTTATTTCAAGGAGCCTCCCAATGCCGAAAAACCCTAAGCCTGGTGCTTCTGCTGCTTATTATGCCAAGAACCCAAAGGCAGCAGCAAAGAAAGCAGCATACCAACGAAAACTGAATAAGGATCCTGTTGTGAAGAATGCCTCGGAGGAGCGATGGACGGAACGTCGCCGCCGGGGCATTGCTAGCAAAGGAGGTCCTGATCTTAGCCACACAAAGAAGGGTACGATGGTCTTGGAGTCACCCAAGGCCAATCGTGCTAGGAATGGTCACAACGGCAAGAGTACCAAAAAATGAACAAAGGAAACGCCAAGCCCCCTGGGCTGTATGCCAACATGAATGCCCGTAAGGCAGCAGGCACCAGTCGTCCGAAGAGTAAGAGCACCGTCTCTCCAAAGGCGTATGCTAACATGAAAGCAGGATTCCCCAAAAAGAAAAAGTAAGAGACCCACTGAGCACCTAACCTCATGCTCGAAGCGCCTGCGGATTACTTATTCAATTTGCTTGCCATGAACTCCTCTGAAGCAAAAAGAATGTGGAGGGCTGCCATTAAGGAACAGTGGGACAACCGCTGTGCCTACTGTGGCTCTGATCATAACCTGACTCTGGACCACATCCATCCCAAAACCAAAGGAGGATGCGATCGTACGTCAAACGTTGTCCCGGCTTGCCGTAATTGCAACCAGTCCAAGGGAAGTAGCCAGTGGTTATCCTGGTTTCTTAGTACCGACAATTTTGACATCGTTCGCTGCAACAAGATTCTTTCCTGGACTAGCCCTTAACATAAAAACTTTTAAGTTATCATCATGACTACCACTGCTGACAGCACCACTTACGGCTCCATCAGTAACGCCCCTGGCAAGCGTACTGAGAACCAACAGACCAACAAGGCCCACACCACGGCCAACGTGTCTGGTGGTACTACGACCACGACCACGATCACTGCCTCCTACGGCACCACGGCTACTGCTGTGGCAGCCAGTGCCACCGTGGATGCTGCCGAGACTGCCATCCGTACCGTGCGTCGTGCTCGCACCAACCCCAGCACCCTTCCTACTGCCAAGGTTACCGGCACTGTGACCCGTAAGGAGACCGGCGCCATTGCTACCTTCGGCACCCGTGTGAACGGTTCTGGTTACACCCCAGGCACCTACACCAACGTTGCTCTGAGTGGTGGTTCTGGTTATGGCGCTACTGCCGACATCACCGTTGGTACTGCTGGTGTTGGTACAACTGTGACCGCTGCCACCCTGAACCGTCCTGGTCAGTGGTACACCACTAGCGATACCCTGTCCTGCCAACTGATTGGTGCTGGCACCCTGTTCGCTCTTCCTGTTGCTACCATTACCCAAGGCTGATTATCATGGCTCCTAAGAAACCTACCGTTACCAGCAGCAGCACCCGCTCTGCTCGTGTTAAGGGTGGCAGCAACCCTGTGGTAACCAAAGGGGAAGCCCGTACTCGTGCTGCCCGTACGTCCCTTGGTCCTGCCCCTAAGCAGCGTCCGATGGCAACTGGTGGCACCAAAGGCCCCCTTCAGGGCGGCACCCGTACTGCAAGTGTGGCAAAACCTTCCGGCATAACCATGTCCGGTGATCGTGCAGCTGCCATCAAAGGTGCTGGCAATCCTGCTGGTCCTCGCGCACCGAAGCCTGCCTTTGGTCCTGTCCCCACAGCAACCGAAGCCCGTACTGCCCGCAATGCTGCCAACCGTACGGCCAAAGGCTACGGAATGCCTGGCAAGGTTGAAAGTGGTCTTCGTCGGGCGGCTATGACCGCTGCCCGTGTTGGTCGTGGCCTTACGCCTGCTGGTGTTGCCTACGAAACCCTGAAGGCTCGTCCTACCGCCGCTGGTACGCTTCCTCCTGGCAAGTTTGCTAATGCTCGTGACCTGGCATTTGCCAAGGCCAAAGGCATTAAGGGCAGTCCTGTTCTTGGTGCTAAGAAGTCTGTTGCTGCTTCCTTTGACTCCGCTTTTGCTGCTGCTCGCAAGGCAGGCAAGAGTGGCTTCACCTTCAAGGGCAAGAAGTACAACACCAAGATGGCGTAAGATGGCACCCGCAAAGAAGAAGGGGGTGTCCCTTTCTTTGGGTCGTGGTGAGAAAAGCCCTAAGGGTGGCCTCACCGCAAAGGGTAGGGCCAAATACAACGCTGCAACCGGCAGCAATCTGAAAGCCCCTCAGCCGGAAGGAGGACCTCGCAAGAAGTCCTTCTGCGCCAGGATGGGTGGTAACCCAGGCCCGATGAAAGACAAGAACGGCAAACCAACCCGCAAGGCCCTCGCCTTACGTCGTTGGAAGTGCGGTTAGCGTAACGTCACGCCTAAGACATCTGGGAGGCTCTGCAAGGGGCCTCCTTTCCCATTATGGTACATTCCCCCCAACCATGACCAAAACGCCTCACAGCGCCTCACAGCCCCCTATGGTGGATTACGAGCAGAAACTCAAGAACGACTTTTCTCTCTTTCTCCGCCTTTGTTGGAAAAGCCTGGCCCTACCACCACCCACCAGGGCACAGCTTGCCATGGCCCGCTACCTTCAACACGGTGGCAGCCGCATTATGCTTCAGGCCTTCCGTGGTGTGGGCAAGTCTTGGATTACGGCTGCCTTTGTGCTGTGGGTGCTGTTCTGTGATCGGGACAAGAAGATCCTTGTGGTCTCTGCCAGTAAGCAACGAGCCGATGACTTCAGCATCTTCTGCCAACGGTGCATCCTGGAGTTTGATTGGTTGGCACACATGCGACCACAGGATGACGACACCAGATGGAGCCGGGTGTCCTTTGACGTGGCCGGTTGCAAACCAGCCCAAAGCGCCTCCGTGAAGTCTGTTGGTATCACGGGTATGCTTACCGGATCTCGTGCTGACCTGATCGTGGCCGACGACATTGAGACACCAAACAACAGCGCCACCGACATGATGCGAGAGAAGCTCCTTCAGTTGGTGACGGAGTTTGAATCCGTCCTAACACCAAAACCAACCAGTCGTATCGTGTTCTTGGGTACACCACAGAACACCTTCAGCATTTATCGTACCCTTCACGAACGCAAGTACATCCCAATGGTGTGGCCTGCGAGGTATCCAAAGAACCTTGTCGGCTATGAAGACACCCTGGCCAAGGATCTGCTTGCCGACATCCGACGTGAGGGCATCAGCAACCTAGCCTGGAAGCCTACCGACAGCCGCTTCTCCGAAATCACCCTTCTGGAACGCGAGGGCAGTATGTCTCGCAGCAACTTTGCCCTTCAGTTCCAACTTGACACCACCCTCAGTGATGCCCTGAAGTTTCCTCTGAAGCTGAGTGACTTCTCCGTGCTACCCTTGGACCTAGCAAAAGGCCCTAGTGACATCATCTGGGGTGCTGACAAGGAGACCGTGTTGGATCTGCCTGCTGTTGCCCTGCCTGGTGACAAGTGGCACAGACCCAAGGCCGTGTCTGAGTTCGTCCCTTACGGGGAAACCATCGTGGCTCTGGACCCATCAGGCCGAGGAAAGGACGAAACGGTGGCAGTCATCCTAAGCCAGATCAACGGCTTCATCTTTCTCCGTGACATCTTTGCATCACAAGAAGGCTACTCAGACACCACCCTCAGAGAAGTCCTACGCCGTGCCAGACACTACGGTGCTACCACCTGCCTGGTGGAAAGCAACTTCGGTGATGGTATGGTGGTGGAACTCCTGAAGAGACACGCACAGGAGATGAAGATTGGTATGTCCTTTGAGGAGGTCCGTAGCAACACCATGAAGGAAGCACGGATCATTGACACCTTGGAGCCAGTCTTGAACCAACACAAACTCATCATTGACCAGCGACTCATCAGCTGGGACTACGAGAGTAACCAAGACATGGCACCAGAGGATCGCCTACCACGGATGCTGGCCTACCAGCTCACCCGCCTCTGCCGTGAGAAAGGAGCCGTACGCCATGATGACCGTGCCGATGCCCTGGCCCTTGGTGTGAAGTACTTCCTTGACATCCTAGCCATCAGTGCTAAGGAAGCCATGATCGCCCGCAAACGGGACGATTGGAACGTCATGCTCACCGCCTTTCTGGACAGCCCACAGGAGGCCACAGATGCCCTTGTCTTAGGCACCTCTTTCCGGGATATCCAACAAAGCCAAAACTCAATCCCCACCTGGACCTAGCGGGGGGTCTACTATCTTACGGGAAGGGGGGAACCTACGGAGGGGGGATGGGAAACACACAACCAAAAGGAAGAGAACACCAACCTTAACGTGTCTTCAGTTAGTTATTGTTAGCAGCGAAGCCACAGACAATAAAGACTGAAGATAACGATAAGGGTGTGATTACTACTAGTAATAAAAAGAAATAAAACACAGAATAAATCGCAGTCTAAAACGTGTCTAAAACGTATCATGACACGCTACAGCTGTAAGGCAAGGCCTTGGTGGATAACTACTGCCCAGCTTTTCTTTACTACTATTACTACTATTACCGCTATGTCTGAGTATGCTACCTATGTTCTCAAGTTAAAAGAAGATAGGTATTACGTTGGTAAGTCTGCTTATTTAATGAAACGATTGCTTCAACATTTTAATAGTGGTGGTGCTAAATGGACTCAGTTGCATAAGCCTGTTGCTGTGTTGGAAGTTCATGACGATGACCTTGAAAGAGAGCTAACATTAAAATACATGAAAATGTATGGTGTATCTGCTGTAAGAGGCTTTGCTTGGTGTCAAGTTA